ACGAATCACGCCAGTCGGGAACGAGCCCGGCAAGGCGGTCGCGGTCTGGTTGATAAATGGCGAGCTGCCCGTGGGCCGATAGTCGCCCGTGGTGATACTCGCGAGGAGGGGATTGTTGCCGACGGCGCTTAAGAGATTCGCCGTACCCGTGACAATGCCCGTGCCGGCCGCCACGCGGACGGCGGCGGTGTACGGAGAGACCCAATTCTTGCCGAACCAGACGCGGCCGTTTTTGTCGATCGGGTAGCTCTCTGGCGTTGCCCCACTATCCGGCTTGACGACGACCACGTTATTGCGGACGTCGAAAACACCGGCCACCGTGCCCGCATCCTGCTTCATGCGGAACAAAATCAACCGGAACTGCTCCGATTGATTGAACCGCAGCACGAAGGTGTTGTAGGCGAAGTAACAGATCCCGTGGCTGTATTCCCAATGCGCGCCAGAATCACCCCCGTAGTGGAACGGGAACGAGCTTTGACTCGCGCTGTCCGACGAAATGACATTGCCGTAGAAGTGCGTCTTCCGATAGGCCGGATCGACGAAGGTGTCGACCAACGAGTTTTGCGCTTCGACGAGATCCATGCGGGCGATGCCGCCCTCGATGAAGTTGTACCGAACAACAAGAGCAGACGAGCGATCCTTGAGGGCCGATCCAAACGCCCCGGACCGCTGCGGGCCGAAGTGGTTGTACTGGTAGGTCGTCCGCTGACCTTCGAGGTAACTGTGATGTTCGAGGAATCCGCCGACCGTACCGTTCCCATAGAAGTAATTGCCCTCTATCGTGACATCGTGCAGCACGCGCGTCGTCGTGCCATCCGCCGCGCCAAAAATCCCGTTACTGTTGTCGTGGATGTCGCAGCCCTTGATCGTGAAGTTGTCGCCCCGTGCGCAGTAAATCCCCGACGACCCGCCCCCGTAGGTGCCCGAACCGCCCGCCGCCCGCGTGTAGGTGTTCGGCGAGTTCTCGTGATGCCCGAAGCGAATATCAAGCCCTTCGAGAATGAAGTGGCCTGCGTTGTGGCCGGTCGGATCGGCCGACAGTTTTCCGACGTGAATGAGCGACGCATCTTCCAAGATGGTCCCGATCACGAATTGGTTGTCCGTCGTCGCGGACTGGCCCGTGACGATGGGGAGGTTGCCAGAGCCGTCAGGAATCCCCAGATAGTGAATCGGGTTCGCGGCCGTCCCACGTCGCGTGATCGACCACTTCTCGGCGTACGTGGCGTAGTAAATTTTCACGGTATCGCCAGGGCCGAGCGCCGCATGATCTAGATCACCAATCGCCGTGTAGGGCTTACCCGGCCCAATCTCGTAGATCGTCCCGCCCGTCCCAGTGGACGCCGGTCGCACGACGATGATCGTGGAATAGGCCGACTGGTTCGCGACATTGCTCGCGCGCACACGCACATACAGCGGCGTGTTCGCGACCGTCACGAGGGCGTAACTCGTCGCGCCGGCCGCCGTTTCTGTCACTTGCGAGAACGTGGCTGCGGATGGCACGCCGGCGCCGGGAATCGTGGCTTTCTCGACGAGGTACGTCGCCGTTCCACTGTTGGTGTCCGTCCACGAGAGCGTGGTGCTCGTCGCGGATGTCGTCACGGCGCTCAGACTCGTCGGCACGTTCGGATGGGTGCCAATCGCGGCTGTCGTCTCGGTGTTGGAATAGGTGTACGGCCCGTACGTCGTGTTGTTGACCTTCCGCATGCGGTAGGCGTATGAGGTGCTCGGCGTCAGGGGCGTGTCGACGTACGTCTCGGCCGCCGCAACCGCTCCGCACGATTTCACCTTGACCGGGACATAGAACGCGCCGTCCGTCGAGCGTTCAATCAGGTAAATCTTTGACCCGCCCGCTTGATCGGCTGGGTTCGTCCACGAGAGCGTGATCTGAAACGGCGAATCCGCGTTGGCGGTGACGCTCGTGATCGTCGGCGTCGCGCTCCCACCAAAGGCGCTCGTGGTCACGCTCGCCGCACTGGAATAGCTCGAGCTGCCGGCGCTGTTCGTCGCTTTGACGCGGTACCAGTACGTGGTCGCTGGATCGCAGGACCAATCCGCGAAGACGTTCGCGTGCTGTTCTAAGGTTTGGGCCACGTAGGTACCGGGTGAGCCTCCGCTATCGAGTGCACGCTCAATCACCATCGACGTGTCCGTATCGTCCGCGCGGTCCCATGCGACCGAGACATCCGTGTCGCCCGCCTGCATCAGACTCAGATTCGTCGGCGTGCCCGGCGCCCCGACAGGCGGCGTCTGGATCGTCGGCCGCACGAGGCCCAGAAAGAGTTTCGCCACGGTCAGCCACGCCCGCTATTCAAGGAAAATCGTCAGGACACCCGTGCCCGACGGGAAGTCTTCGACGAGCAGCCCGTGATAGAGATGCGGGTTCCGTCCGCTCCACAGATCCGCGTTGTCCGTGGCCGCCGAGACGAGATAGTCGGCAATCACGTCGCCGGCCGTGTCGGTGAGCCGCAATCGCTCGCCCGCGGCTGATCCTGAGCATTGAAACGTGACGCCCGCGATCCAGAACGCGCCCGTGGCGGCGTCCGCGTCGGCGGTCATCGTGATCGAGGTGCCTTTGCGTGCAACGGTCATACGTGTGCCTCGTGAGAGGGAGGACCGAGCGCCCCCAGCGCCCAGCCCTCCAGGTGACCGTTACGCCGGATCGTCGACCGCCGGGAAGATCGACCCGCTCTTGTCCGCCGCGCCAGACATGTAGTTCTCGATGTAGCCGAACTTCTGGCCGGTCGTCGCAAACAAGCCCGTCGAGGTGTCGATCTGGTAGACCCAGTTGCCGCCGATGATCCCGCTCGAGGTCGTCGAACTCCCGGTAATGAACGTGCCGGTCGACTGCGAGGCCAGGGCTTTCATCACGAGCGTGTTGCGGAGGCACACGAGATCCGTGACCACCAAGGCCGCGGCGGTGATCATGTGGCCCGCGTCACTCGTGGCGGATTTGCAGACGTTGTTGTCGTTGATTTCCGCGCCTCGAATGTCCCCGAGGATGGAGACGACCGCGCCATCGGTGGCTGGCAGGCTCCGCACTTTATTGCGGCTGAAGACGAGATTGTCGGAGGCGTTGTTCACCGCGCTCGTGGTGACGCAGCACAGGAAGTTGTGGGTGCTGTCGACGTCCTGAAACACGTTGTCGGTGATTTCGAGTCCCGCGGCCGCGGTGAGGGTGAAGGCCGAGGCGACATCCGCGAAGTTGGCGACAAAGCGGCAATTCCGCCACGCGCCGTTGGCCGCCGAGACGGTGATGGTCGCCGCCGCCGCCCCGAACGTGAACGTGGGCCGCAGGGAGCCCGTGCCGAGTCCGATGACGGAGACCCCCGCCACATCGTGCGCGATGCTCGTCGCCGTGACGGTTTCCGCGTGGCCCGCCATGACGTAGATCACGTCGCCCTTACTGGCGGTGCAGCGCCCGATCGCGTAGTCGACGGTCGAGAACGGCTGATCCGGGCTCGTGCCCTTGTTGCCGTCCGAGCCGTTCGCGTTGGTCTGGTTACAGACGAAGAACACCGAGCCGGTCGTGACCGGCATGAGCGGCGGCAGCACGGGGACGCCGAAACTGGCGAGCCCGCCTGAGTAGTTCGTGAGACCCATGTTCTACACTCCGGTTGAAACCCCGAGGCAGCGCCGGAGCGCCACCCGTGCCGCGCGAGCACCTCGGGGCCAGTTATCGCGGCAACCGAGACGCTAGGCGCCGGGATTCCCGTAGCTATTGCGCCACTCGACCGAGTCCCACACGCCACGGAAGCGCAGCTTGTAGAGCCGGGATCCGGTGCGCGGATCGTGATCCGGCGGCGGCTGGTAGACCGGCTTCCGCTCCAGATACACGAGCCCGTTCGCGTCCTTGTCTTTCGGGATCAGAAACCACGCATCCGTGTCCGCCGTCAGGAACGGCCACACGACCACCGTGATGTCCAAATCCTTGACGGGGTTGATGTCGTTGTTGGCTTCGCCCGGAATCAGGGACGACTTGACGATCCGCATCGCGTTAAAGCGATTCGCGGGGGCGACGACGAGGTAGTAGCCCTTCGCCGGGGCCACGAGGTGGCCCGACTCGATTTTGGTATCGGTATCGAGGTCAATGAACGCCTGCGTGAGGGAGGTCACAGAGAGATCCGCCGCGCTCGACGGATGGTTCTTCGCGGTCCCGCCACGCTTGAGGGTGTGCGAGGTGGAGAACAGCGCGATGCCGTCCGCCGTGGTCTGGGTCGAGAACCCGTTCGCGAACACCAGGGCCGCGTATTTCTCCTTAACCTGGTTCATCGAGAACGTGAGGTACTTCGCGTGCTTCGAGAGGATGTTTTCGAGATCGTCCTCTTCCGCCGTCTCGGAGATTTCGGCCATCAAGCCAAATTCGAGGGGCGTCACGTCTTTCGTGTTCGCCTGCTGAATCAGGTCGGTGGCGTACTCTTCGCCTTCGGGCTTCTGCGGGACGTCGCCGTAGGGCGCGACGCTCACGATGCGCTCGAACTTCTTCCCGGTCGACTGTTTCTTGAACAGCTTCATCGCGATCGGGTCGAGCGCTTTCACTTGCTTGTCGATCAAGGCCGTCATGACCTTGTCGACGTTGTCGATATTGGCGGGAATCTGACTGCGTAATTGCATGGCGTGCTCCTCGCGACCGCAAACGGGACCAGTCGCTAACTGGAAAAAGGTTTACGGTTACGTGCCCGCGCCGAAGATGGTCGCCTTGGGATCGAAGTGGACGATCGCGTCAACTTCGAAGTCGCCCTCGAGGATCTGGTACGCGCCGGTGTCCGGGTTGATGTAGTGCTCGATCACGACGGAGTCGTTGCCGGCGTCCGTGGTGTCGACCACCCAAATCGCGAGCGAGGCATGCGCCTGGAGCGCGCGGCAGGAGCCGATGTCGGTGAAGTCGACCGCGTCAGACGCGACGGTCCGCACACGGAACTGCAGCGAGGGATGCGCGAGCCAGACCGGGATCATCGTGCCCGTGGTGCCAGAGGCGTCCGCCGCCGCGACGCCGACGAGCGCGGCCGTGGGGTTGTCCGCCGAGATTTTGATCCGGCATTCCGTGGTCGAGGCGTCGAGAATCACGGGGTAGCCGCGTTTGAACGTCTGTGACGCCGCTTCGGGAAAGTGCTGGACCTTGCAGCGGCCCCAGGGACGCATCCCATCGCCGTTGCCCGGTACGAATGTGGTAGCCATGTGTCCTCCCGGACGGAAAAGAAAAGTGGGAGGTTGGGAATCCGTGTCGAGTCAGGCGATCCAACCGATGCCTGACGCGCAGCACCCGCACATGGCTTGGCGGGCGGAAGCGAGAACGCCTCCTGTCGTGGAGACGCGAACGGCTCACAGAGGGGACGGCTGGAGCACCCGCAGCGAACCGCGACGTAGACGCGGCGACTAGCTCAGTTCACGAACGCGACTGAGCGCGCGCAAGAGAAAGAGGAGACAGGGCCACTATCGCATAGCGGCCCGCTCTGTCAAGGGATCATTCAGCTTCGTCGGCGAGCGTCGAGCGTGAGCGAGACAGGCTCTCCACCTGAATGCCGCCGTTGTGGATCGTCTGCCCCGCTTCGTCCCCGAGCTCGCGGCCCGCGCCTTCCGAGAGTTCCGCTTGGAGCTTCTTCTTGCTCGTCAGGCCCGCGTTGACCCGCGTGAGTTGGTCCGCCTTGATCTGGTTGTAAAGCGGCAGAGGGATCTTCATCACGATTTCCTTGCCCCGATCCCCGCGCCTGGCATACACCGCGCCGTTGTCTTCCTTCTGTCGCACCAAGGCCGTGACGTCTTCGGTGTCTTTGAGTTCTTCGACGAGCACCGGCACATAGCCCTTGGTTTTCATCTGCGCCCAGCGCCCATCGGCGGTGGTGTCGATGATGTAGATATGCCAGTGGCGCACCGGGAGACCACACCGCGCCCCACTCGGCAGTTTCTCGCGGCAGGTCGTCTGCGACCGCGAGAGCACCTTGGACTGATGGCCCGTGCTCATGCAGCAGGTATCCGCTTCGTCCTTGAGGAGAATCGGCAGCGAGCCCGGATCGTTGGGATTCGCAAACCGGCGCTCAATGACGTTGATCCCGGCGTAGTCCTTGAACTCTTCGAGGAGCTTTTCCTTTGTGGTCTGCGGCAGGACGTGTTTCACGGCTGTCTGACGCGGCATTACCGACCCCCTTCAAAGTTGCGTTTGTTGGAGGCGGCGTATTCCTCCTCGGTGAGCCCGACTTTTTCCATCAGGGCCTTCGTCGCGGCGTCCACCACCGGCGTGCGGCGCCCGCGTCCGCCCTGTGAGTCGAGGTACAGCGGCGCGTCTGGCGCTTTGGGGGTCCGTCGATTGCGGCGATCGAGGCCAGCGGCTTGATTCAGAATCATGTCCACTACGGCGGGATTCGCCAGGAGCTGCGCGCCGTCCTGCCCCATCAGCTTGACGACGTCGTCAATGCTTTCCGCGGTGGCAATCGGGACACCGTCGTCGTCCGTTTGCGCTTTCGCGCGGGCGATGTTCGTGGTGGCACGGTCCCCGAGAAACGAGCCAGCGAGCGGGCGGAGGCGTTCGTCGGTCTGCCGGCCCGAGCGTTTGTCCAGAATCGCCATCGCACGCTGCGCCCTTGCGATGTCGAGGGTCTGCCCGTCTGCGAGATACATGTTGCTCAGTTCCGCGAACTCTTCCGCCTCGGGATCGCGATCCGGCTGCTCCGTGCCGTCGTGGCTCGTGCGCGTGCCGTTCACGGCTCGCAGCGCGGCGGCTTTCAGCTTCGGATCGCTCACGATGGCGTTGATGAAGGGCGAGGCCGCTTCGAGCTTGCCTTCGATGTCTGCCACGCGGGCGGCGACGGGCTCGAGTTCCTTGACTTTCTTGCCGAGCGCCTTCGCTTCTTTCTTGTAGCGGAGCATCGTGGACAGGGACACGGTCTTGTTGCCCTTGTCGTCCGTGACGATCTCGGAGGCTTCGAGTGCGTCCTCGTCTGGATCTTCGGTGACTACCTTGTCGTCGACTACTTCCTCGTCAGCCATCAGGCCACCTTCTTGGATTCTACGATTCCGATAATCTCGTGCTCGTGCAACACGGCGTACTGGACGTCGTGTTCTTCAATCACCGATCCCGCACTCGGGAGAAACAGGACGCAATCACCCACAGCCACATCGAAGGGCGCGGGCTTGAGCTTCATCAACAGGCGATCTATCTGATCGCCCGTGTGGCTCAGCGGCATCATCGGTTCCACTTCGTCCTGACTCGCCTCGACAAACCACGTATGCACTTCGCTCCGCGCCTCGTCCAGATCGCAGGTGTTCGACTTCCGCCCCAACGCCAGCACGATCCCCTTCGTCGGCGTGCGGAGAATGTCCGGATCCCGCGCCAGGATGATCCCGCCCTCGCTCTGGACTTCATCCGGTTGTGGCGGGAGCGCCACGAGAATCCGATCGCCTAAGAGCTGAATCATTATTCCGTCCAGAACGTGTTATGAAACCGACCACCAGCGCCGTCACCCAAGAGGCGACAGTAATTGCACACGTCGTATCCTTCCTCGCCGCTCCACTCGTGACCAAGGAACCAGCACGCGAGCGGGAATCGTAGGAGCGGCTTCTTACTCTGGCGATTCAGCAACAGCCCGAGGCAGAGGCCGCCGAAGAACCATGTCATCCGCCCGCCCTCCGCAGCGCCGCAAACGGGCGCCGGCTGGTGTGACTCGTCGACAGCTCCCGAATCCGTTCCGCCGGCCAGCGCTTGAGCGCCATGATGTGCTTCTGGGCGGAGAGGACATGCTGCGTGGCGTCATTCACTGCGAGCTGATCGCCCATCGGGACCACTGACACCGCGCGTCCAATCGCCGCTAACGCCGCATCCGCGCCCCATAAGGCGTCGAGATGCTGGCAGTAGATCCGCCAGCCCTCCGATTCGAGCAGGCCCTTCAACGCGGGCAGTTCGCCGTCGCCGTCCTCAGTAGGTGCCATATTCACTCGGCTCCACGTTTTGGAGACTCGCCATCAACTGCGCCAACGGATCGCTACCAGGCTGCTCCTGTTGCATCGGATCGCCGGTGTTCATGCCCGAGGCGTCCGGGATCATCGGCTGCTGTGGCGGTTGCAACGCTTTCAGAAACACATTGACGTCCCGCACCTTGTAGACCCGCGCCCACTCCTGCACGGTCCGCACAGCGACTTCTGGATTCAGAAAGATTTGCTGCACTTGGGGGAACATCTGCGCGATATGGCCCAACCCTTCGAGGCCCTTGTTGAAATACGCCATCCGCGAGCCCGCATCGGCGGTATCGACCGACCCGTACGGCTTGAAGCGGAACTTGCCCTTGAGCATCTCCGCCGTGAACCGGCCGTTCTGAATCTCCGCCCCACCGAGCGCGAGCCGTTCCACCACTTCCGCCGGCGCTTCGAGCCCCTTGGAATCAGCCTCCAGCGTCTCCACCCAAATCGCATGGCGGAGCTTCATGACTTCCGCGATCGCGCGCTGGAAGTAGCCCAAGGGCTCGTCGACCCGGACAGACGAGGCCTGCGCGACCATCTTGTCCTGGCCGAGGGTGTTCGACTGGCGATCCCCGGAGCCGATGACCCCGACATCCGCGAGGCCCCCGACGCGCTCTTTCGCTTGGAGAATGTCGCGCATCAGGAAAATCACCGACTGCGGCACATCCACGACCGTCAGTTGCTTGATTTCCTCGTGTGAACGCACATTGATGACCGACCCCACGCCGAACGGCTGCTCGTCCGGGTTGTAGGCCGAGCCTTGCAGGACCGTCATCGGCGCATTCGTGGCCAACGCCGAGCGATCCGCCGTCATGTTCCGCAGCGCCGTGTGTTCTTCCGCGAGCGTCAACAGCTTGTCGCCGGCATACGCATAGCCGTACACCGAATTCCGCCGCGGATAGAGGACAAACGGCACACACCGCGGACGGCCGACTTTCATCACGAACTTGTCGAGTTTCAGGCGGAGAATAACCGGACCGGCCTTCATGCCGATCGTGGCGAGATACCACTCCTCGCGGCCGTCGCCGTCCAGATCGCGCTTGATGGAGAGCTGCCAGAGTTCCTTTTCCCGCGCGGGGCCGTACTGCGGCGCAATCTCCGCGTTCGGGGCCACGGTCGCCGAATCTTCCCGGTCGGAGTTGTCGCCGAGTAAGGCAATGGCGTCTTTGTCGTAAATGCCGTCTTGCGCTTTCTCCTCAATCTCCGCCACGCGCGACCACAGCCGATAGGCGTAGCCATATACTTGGCGTTGATTCTTCGCGTGCCCTGGCAGGTACACGAAGTCCTTCATCGAGATGCAGTCGTATTCCGGGCCCAGGCGTTTCGCCTTGGTGTACGTGCGCTCCACCTTCGCGGCGGGTTGCCCCTGCTGCGCTTCGATGGGCTCGCCCTCCTCGTCCTTCTGGAGCACGGGCTCGCCGTTCTGGAACAGCGGCGTGCCGTCTTCGGGATTCAGCGCGAGCGCCACGTCAATCGTTTCCGTGAGTCGGCGGGTTTCAATCCGTTCCCGCACTTCGAGGATGTAGCAGTCTTCGATCAAGGCCCCGAGGACCACCTTGCCGAGTTCGTCCTCGAGTCCTTCTTCGCCCACTTGCCACTCATGGAAGGCTTCGACCGCGGCGGCTTTCTTCGCGTCCTGCCCCCACCCGTCCACGATACAGAACGGCTCCGCTCGAAACACCGCTTGCATCAACCGCGCTTTCATGGCGTCGATGTTCTCT